AGCGTGAAGTTACTAAATATAATGAGTCCTTTGTCAACACTGGCAGAGCTCTTGGTGAACTTGGTCATCCTGATGGTCCTACCATCAACCTTGATCGTGTTTCACATAAAATTCTTTCCCTAAAGAGAGAAGGAAACAATTTCATCGGTAAGGCAAAACTATTGGAAACTCCAATGGGTAAAATTGCTAAAAACTTACTTGATGAGGGAGTAAAACTCGGTGTTTCTTCTAGAGGTCTAGGATCTCTAACAGTAAAAGATGGTGTCAATTATGTTGGCGAAGATTTCATGCTCGCCACTGCTGCGGATATCGTAGCTGACCCTTCTGCTCCTGACGCTTTTGTTGAGGGGATTATGGAAGGTAAAGAGTGGGTTTGGGAAAGTGGTATGTTAAGGGAAGTTGAAATCAACCAACTTAAGAAAACCATTGACGAGGCAACTCGTTTTGACCTTCAGGAGCGCAAACTCAAAGCGTTTGCATCATTCCTCAGAGGTTTATAAAATATTTAATATATAAATAATTACAAGAAAATCCCCGTAAATTAGACAGGAGACAACTCAAATGTCAAGAGATATTGAAACAATGGAAATCGAGGAGGCTTCCAATGTAGTCACCAAGGGTGCTAAACCCGCAGAAAAGTCTGATCTAAAAGACGAATCTGAAGAAATTGGTGGTCCTACTCCAACCTCTGGTAAGCCCGATGATACCGAGTCAATCGGTAAAAAGGTTGCTGCTAAGATGAAGCATGAAGGAAGCAAGTCGCTATCGACCAAACCTTCACATGCATCTGGAGCTACCCAAGATTCTATCAAGAAGAGTCCAACTTTCGAGGAGACCGAAACTGATGGAGAAACCATCGAAGAAGAAACCGAAGAAACTATTGGATACGAATTCGACGAGGATCTTAACGCTCTTGTATCTGGTTCAGACCTTACAGAAGAATTCAGAGACAAAGCAAAACTAATCTTTGAGGCAGCAGTTAATGCTAAACTAAACGAAGAAGTTGCTCTTATGAATGAAGCATATGAGCAAGCATTCGAGGAAGCAGTTGCTGAATTCAAGGTAGAAATGTCCGAGCAAATCGATTCATACCTAACTTTTGCTGCAGAAAAGTGGATCGAAGAAAATGTTCTCGCAATTGATAACGGCATTAAGACCGAGATTGCAGAGAACCTAATGCACGGACTCAGAAATCTCTTCACGGAAAATCATCTTGATGTTCCTGAAGAGCAGTTCGAGATCGTCAATGAGATGACCGAACAACTCGATGTTATGGAAGAGAAGCTCAATGAGCAAATCGATCTAAATGTCGAGATGCATAAGAAACTTGGTGGTTATATTAAGAATGGGATTGTGAGCGAAGTTTCTGTTGGACTTGCTGAAACACAAAAAGATAAGCTAGCAAGTTTATCCGAAGGTGTTGAGTTCGTCAATGAGCAAGATTTTCGTGAGAAGATCGAGACTCTAAAGGAGTCATATTTCTCAAGAACTGCTGCGCCAGTTATTGAAGATATTCCTGTAGAACAACCTGTTATCGGAGATACGATGTCTGCATATGCAGCAGCGATTTCCCGTTGGTCCTCAAAACAAGCTTGATTTATAAATAATTAAGCATTTGTTATTAATTTAACACAAACACTCATTTTTTTAAGGAGAAAAGCAAATGTTCATGTCAGAGCAATTGCAGGAAAAGTGGGCACCCATTCTTGAGCACAAAGATGCTGATCCTATCCAGGATTCTTACAAGAAGGCTGTCACCTCAGTACTGCTAGAAAACCAAGAGACATTCCTACGCCAAGAGCGTATGCTCACAGAAGCAGCACCAACCAACTCGCTTGGTGGTACTGGTTATTCGGGTACATCAGATGCAGGTGGTCCTGTAGCTGGTTTCGACCCTGTTCTAATTTCGTTGATTCGTCGTTCGATGCCTAAGCTAATGGCTTATGACATCTGCGGTGTTCAACCAATGACAGGTCCTACTGGACTTATCTTCGCAATGCGTTCAGTTGTCGGTACTACCCGTACTTCTAACGCTGGCGATTGGACTGGTCGTGAAGCATTCTTCAACGAAGCAGATACCGAGCATTCTTCCGAGAACAGCGGTGATTCACTCGCTTCTAACGATCAGACTGGTTCCAACCCTGGTCTTCTAAATGACAGCGGCACCTATACCCAAGGCGGTACAGGCATGACCACTGCTCAAGCAGAAGCACTTGGCGATGGTTCTGGCAACCACTTCCGTGAGATGGGTTTCTCAATCGAGAAGGTTACCGTAACTGCAAAGTCACGCGCCCTCAAGGCTGAGTACTCGCTAGAACTCGCACAAGACCTCAAGGCTATCCATGGTCTTGATGCTGAGACCGAACTAGCAAACATCCTCTCAACTGAGGTTCTTGCTGAAATCAACCGTGAAGTTGTTCGTACCATCTACCGCATTGCTAAGCCTGGTGCTCAGAACAATGTTGCTAACGCTGGTATCTTCGACCTAGATGTTGATTCTAACGGTCGTTGGTCGGTTGAGAAGTTCAAGGGTCTTCTATTCCAGATCGAGCGTGATGCAAACGCAATCGGTCAGCAAACTCGTCGTGGCAAGGGTAACTTCATCATCTGTTCAGCAGATGTTGCAAGTGCTCTCGGCATGGCTGGTGTTCTTGATTACACCCCTGCTCTTGCTGGTAACAATGGTCTTGCTGGTGTTGATGATACTTCCTCAACTCTAGTTGGTACTCTAAACGGTCGTATTAAGGTCTATGTTGATCCTTATTCGGCAAATGTTTCCAACAACCACTTCTATGTAATGGGTTATAAGGGAACCTCACCTTATGATGCTGGTCTCTTCTATTGCCCATATGTTCCTCTCCAAATGGTTCGTGCCGTTGGTCAGGACACCTTCCAGCCTAAGATCGGCTTTAAGACTCGTTACGGAATGGTTGCTAACCCATTCGCAGAGGGTCTAACCGCAGGTGCTGGTGCTCTCACCGCTAATGCTAATGTCTACTACAGACGAGTACTAGTTAAGAACCTAATGTGATTCATTCACATTGAGTTCAAGGGATCCTTCGGGATCCCTTTTTTATTGGGAATAAATAGTTATTAGCTTGGGAAGTTGACATGGCTGCTAATTGGTATGAGCAACAAATAAAAAACAACAATTACCTATCTCCAATAGGTTTTAAGTTTTCTATTCAGAAAGCACCTAAAACATCGTATCTGTGCCAGTCCACTAGCATTCCAGATATTACTATTGGTGAGGTAAGTATTCCAACTCCATTTATTCGTTATCCTATTGAAGGTAATTTTCAGTATGGAAATTTTGATATGCAATTCCTGGTTGATGAGAATCTAGAAAATTATCTAGAAATCCATAACTGGATGAGAGCATTGGGTGTTCCATATGATTTTGAGGAGAGACGAGAGTTTGAGAAAGCAACTAGTATAAAAAATGAAAGAAATATTTTCAGTGATGGAACACTGCAAGTATTAACAAATAATTTAACTAGCAATTTTCATGTAGTATTCATAAACATGTTTCCAGTTAGTTTATCAACTTTAGAATTTGATGCAACTATAGGCGATAATAATTATATGACTGCTAGGGTATCATTTAAGTATGCATACTACGAACTCAGAACACCAAACGGAGAAAGAAAAACACTCAGCAATTGGAATCCAGAAGGTTTATGATATAATAGTGATAACTGAGGAGTCATTATGAACATTGAACAAATTCAGGAGATGTGGAAAAAGGACTCAGAAATGGATCCAGATCTCCTTTGCGAAGAATCCCTAAGAGTTCCACAACTTCATCAAAAATATTTTGATTTGTATAACACATTTACTCTTATCAAAAAAGAAAGTGAGTACAAATTAAAAACACTTATTCGAGATAAGTGGAAGTATTACAAGGGCAAAGCACCCAAAGAAATTTATAAAGAAATTCCATTTGACCTCAAACTTACAACTAAGGATGAGGTCGAAATGTTTTTAGATGCCGATGAAGATATTCAGAAGGCACAGTATAAAATAGACTACATAGATCAGATGCTCACTTACTTGGATAGCATCTTAAAGATGGTGAATAATCGCTCCTATCAAATTAAGAATGCAATCGAGTGGGAGAGATTTAAGTCGGGAGTATAGAATGCAATTAAAGATTCGCAAGAAGAACGAAGTTTATCTAAAGATTGAAGCAGAACCACACATTAATGTTGAACTAGCAGAATACTTTACATTTGATGTCCCAAACGCCAAATTTATGCCACAGTTTCGCAATCGCGTTTGGGATGGCAAGATTAGATTGTACTCCCCAGGAACAGGGGAGTTATATTGTGGTCTAATTGATTACCTAACCGAATGGTGCTATGAGCGTGGATATGCTTATGAGTTTGAGGAGTGCAAGTTCTACGGGCATCCACACGAGGAAAATGACTTTGTATCTGCTGAAGGTGTCGTATCCTTCGTGAAGTCTCTAGGGATGCCTCACAAGGTCAGAGACTATCAATACAAAGCAATCTATGAAGCACTCAAGTACAATAGAAGACTCCTACTATCTCCCACTGGATCTGGTAAATCTCTGATGATTTATTCGATTCTTAGATACCATGTCGATGCTGGAAGGAATGTGCTACTTGTTGTTCCGACCACTTCTCTGGTTGAACAGATGTACAAGGACTTTGAGGATTATGGTTGGAAGGCAGATGCTTACTGCCACAAGATCTACTCTGGTAGAGAGAAGTATGGTATTGATGCTCAGGTGGTCATCACCACTTGGCAATCTGTCTACAAAGAAGATAAGAAGTGGTTCAATCGCTTTGATGCTGTGATCGTTGACGAGGCACACTTGGCAAAAGCAAAATCACTTACTGGGATTCTGAATAAACTTCACGACTGCAAATACCGCGTTGGATTCACAGGAACTCTTGATGGAAGTTTCACAAACAAGTTAGTTCTTGAAGGAATCTTTGGTAAGTGCAATCAAGTCACTAAAACTAATGATTTGATGAAACAAGGACACTTAAGTAAACTTAAGGTTAAAGTTCTTCTACTCAAGCATAAGTTTACCAAGTTCAATTCGTATCAGGAAGAGATGGATTACATCATCTCACACCCTGGAAGAAATAAATTAATTCGCAATTTGTGTCGAGACATTAGCGGAAACACACTAGTACTCTTCTCTTATGTCGAGAAGCATGGGGAGATACTTTACGACCTCATAAATAGTAAGGTAGGCGATACCCGCAAGGTATTCTTCATTCATGGTGGTGTAGATACTGAAGAAAGAGAATCTGCCAGACAGATTTGCGAACAGGAAGAGAATGCAATTATTGTTGCTAGTTACGGAACATTCTCTACTGGTATTAACATTCGTAATCTTCATAATGTTATCT